TAACCCAGACTAAAACAGATCTATCGGTCATTGCGATCTCCATCGAGATTCTCCAACAGTCATAGGTCCCTTTGGCTTTCTTTTCTTTGTATTTTTTATAAGTGATAGTTCCTTCGCCATCAAATAGTCCTGCAATGTATGCAGCTTCGGCCTCTGTCATTTCTTCTCCTTATATAAAATTTCTGTCTTATCATTGTAGCCATCATAATAATAACCTACAACTTCTTTACGATTATATTTCTTTTTACTTTCTACTTTTCTTTGTCTGTATTTTGGTGTTCGAAGGTCTTTGGCTACAGGATTCTTTTTCACTGTAGCCTCGCCGATGTTACCATTGCGTTTAATTCCTCAAGTGTTGGTTCTTCTAACGGAAGTTCTCCCTCTGATTTACATTTATCACATTGTACAATCATATCATAAACTTTGTTATAACCATTACCCTTACACTCTGGGCAAATGTATTTGTGATTAGCTACTTTTACTTTTGCCATTTGCTTTACCACCTTTGTTATCTAAAAAAAATCTAATAAGTCTACCGATCATTTTAGATCTGGTCCTATTAGTTTTTGTTGCAAGTACACCCAATTGTTCCCAGTCTGTTTTGTTAACCGACAACGATTTATATTTATTTGGATCTGCCATTGTTTTCCTTTCTTTTATTTGTTCTTCTCATATATGGGAATTTACAATAATAAAACAAGTCTTGCAAGTATTATTTTTTTAATGTAAAATTGTGATCTCTTCTCACACCTTTTGTTTGTTCGTCCCTTTCTTGGGACGGACAGACAGTTAAGCTTCTATTTTGCCCTCATCTTTTATCGGAGTGCACCTGTATTGTGGGTATAATTGAGATTCTATTATCATTTCTCTAGGAAAAATATCGTCACCAAACAATAGATCATAAGACTCACCTAACCCGTGTTGTACACACTCATAATAATTATCTTTTATCTTTGGGTATTCAGGAGGGGTCCTGCATTCGCTCTCTATTGCAGAGCAGATATAAACTACTAACATCCATTTCATATTATTTTCCCTGGCCGCGATACTTCTTCCAGGAACGACGCTTTGATTTATTCATTTTACATTTACTTGGAGTACGTCCAATCGATGTCTTATGGAATGTAGCCTCGTGTCCTACAAAATCTTTAAATTTTTTCGCCATCTTCGTCCAACCATTCTTTTACAAATGGTTTTGCATCCTTTGGTGCTGTTATAACAGGTAGATAAGTTATCTTACCATTTACATGTTGTTCTAAATCTGATCCACAACTCATACACCTAAAAAAATCTCTGTCAATGCCCACTAAAGTTGTAAACTGATCACAAGTTGGACATTTACCATCAACGACTTCTGCTTGGAATTTTATCTTTTTAATCATTATTCTATTATCAAAGCTTTAATATATTTTCTACCTTGGTACAACTCTATCTTTGCCTTACCTTTATAACATTTGTAGGATACAGACTCACTAAACTGTCTCTCCGCGTGGCGCTTGCCCCGAAGACATGCGGCCATATTTTTTTGCACCAAGTGCTCCTTGATCTCTCCGTTTACAAACATCAAAAGGGCCACCACATACTCAATCATAATATCTTACCTTTGTTTTCACCTTGCTTGATAACATATTTTTGTGTACCATGTTTGCCAGTTTCTACTTCTTTTTTTAATTCTTTAGCTAGACTCATAGCTTTATTCTCTTTGTTTATTTGTGCTATATGATCTAACACTTTTCTACTAATGCGTCCCGTTGCCATTGTATTTAATCTCTCTGTTTGCATCTTTTAATTTCTCGATATCATTGACCATTTTTTCTACTTGTTTTTGTAAGAATTCTATGTTGACTTTGTTTAAAGCCATTGAGTCGATATGTTGATTCAAACGATCGGTGGTCTTGTACAAATCCTCGATCATCATGTACTGCTCAGAATCCGCGGGCAATGTACCCATCTGTCCTCGTGGCCATTTGATTCTAAACTCTGAATTTAATTCCATATCTTTTGACATTAATTCTATCTGTGTGCTGTGTCTGTTAAGTGTCTCATGCAATCCAAAATAAGCCCATGTTCCAATCGCGACCATCGCGATCAAACTAGCTACCGTCTTCATCGGCATCTGCACGGCGGCCTCCTCCGATATTCTTAATGGTTTGTTAGTAGGCACTTGGTCCTCCACACAAAGCTAATAATGTTAAAAGAACAATTAAAATTCCTGTAAAATAATAATTCATCCTGGCTACCTCTATTGTCATAACCAAACATATTACACTTATTCTGTCTCTTTGTCCTCTATTTTGTAGAACATTTTGTCCGTATCTTCCGTAATCCAACCTTGATTCTCAACATTCCACTCCGTAGTTTGAACCTTATAGTCTGGTATGTCGTCTCTAGTGGTAAAATTACTAATATTCCAAAGGATACGATTGTTAGGCTGAATAGCATAATTCCCGTTATCAAGAGCAAGAACGTGTCCACACTTATGCTCATGAGGAATCTCACTGTGTTCAGTGTCAAGTATATTACCTTCAGGATGACACCAGTCAATCGTGAATAGATACTCACCAAAATATTCTTTTTTATCTTTTCCGAAATATTTACCGCGTTGTGATGTTAGATAGCCAAACATATGCACGCTAGGATAATAGCTGAAGCTATTCCACAATTGAAGCGTGTCGACCGGCATATCAGGCACGTTGGCTCTATCCAAATCTTTTTGG